GCCGAGGCGCTGACTGCCGAGCAGACCGCCCGCAAGAGCCTGGAGACCAACTTCGCCAAGCTGGAAAGTGACCTGCAGGCGCTGACCAAGCAACTCGGCAACACCCCCGATCCCGAACAGTTCAAGCGTCCGCCGGCCACGGGCGGCGACGGCCAGCAACTGGCCAAGTTCTGACCCCGACCCGCCCACTGGAGCACACCATGCGCAACGAAACCCGAATCAAGTTCAACGGCTACCTGGAGCAGGTCGCCAAGCTCAACGGCATCACCTCGGCCATCGTCAAGTTCAACGTGCTGCCGTCCGTGCAGCAGAGCCTTGAAACGGCCATCCAGGAGTCGAGTGACTTCCTCGGCCGGATCAACATCATCGGCGTCAGCGAGCAGGAAGGTGAGGCCATCCTGCTGGGCGTCAACGGCCCGATCGCCGGCCGCACCAACACCGCCGGCGGCAACCGCCGCAACCCGGCCGACCGCAGCGCCCTGACCAAGGATGCCTACAGCTGCAAGCAGACCAACTTCGACAGCGCCTTCCCCTATGCGCTGATCGATGCCTGGGCCAAGTTCCCTGACTTCCAGCCGCGCCTGACCGCCGCCATCGCCCAGCGCCAGGCGCTGGACCGCATCATGATCGGCTTCAACGGCACCTCCGCCGCCGCGGCTACCGACATCGGTGCCAACCCGCTGCTGCAGGACGTCAACATCGGCTGGCTGCAAAAGATCCGCACCGGCGCCCCGGACCGCGTCCTGGACGAAGTGGTGGCCGCCTCCGGCAAGGTCACCGTGGGCGCCACCGGCGACTACAAGACCCTGCACGGGGTCGTCTTCGATGCGGTGCAGATGCTCGAGCCCTGGCACCGGTCCCGTCCGGACCTGGTCGTCATGGTTTCCCGCGATCTGCTGCACAACAAGCTGCTCGCCGCGGTCGAGAAGGGCGCCGCATCCAACCAGGAAGAGAACGCCTCCGACGAGATCGTCACCAAGGCCCGCCTGGGCGGCCTGCCGATCGTCGACGCGCCGTTCTTCCCGGCCGGCACCGTGCTGGTCACCACGCTCAGCAACCTGTCGATCTACTTCCAGGAGGGCGCGCGCCGCCGCCACGTGAAGGACGAGCCCGAATACGACCGCATCGCCGACTACCAGTCGAGCAATGGCGCCTACGTCATCGAGGACTTCGGCCTGGTGGCCCTGGTCGAGAACATCGAGGCCGTTTGACCATGAGCCTGAGCCCAGCCCAGATCAACCAGCTGCGTAAGCGTGCCGCCCTGGAGGCGGCCGCCACCACGCCGGCGCAAACCATGGCCGGCGCCACCACCTACGAACTGCAACTCGCCCAGCTGCACCAGGACTGTCAGCGCCTGAAACAGATCCAGTCCACCGAGGGCAAGGTCGCGCTCAAGGCACAGCTGCTGCCGGCTTACGCCCCCTACGTGGACGGCGTGCTGGCCGCCGGCCGCGGCGCGCAGGACGATGTGCTCACGACCATCATGCTCTGGCGTCTCGACGTCGGTGACTATGCCGGTGGTCTGGATATTGCCGAGTACGTGCTCAAGTACGGCATGAGCATGCCGGACCGCTTCGAGCGCACCACCGGCTGCCTGATCGCCGAGGAAGTGGCTGAGGCCGCCCTCAAGGCTCAGAAAACCGACGGCACCTTCGAGCTGGGCCTGCTGCTGCGCACCGCCTCCATGACCGATGAGCAGGACATGCCCGACCAGGCCCGCGCCAAGCTCTATCTCGCTATCGGCCGGGCCAACGTCGCGGTAGCAGGCGCAACCGATGAGCCGGTCGAGCAAGCCGAGTGGCTCAAGATGGCGCACAAGTACCTGGTGCGCGCCATCGAGCTGCACGACAAGTGCGGCGCCAAGAAAGATTTGGAGCGCGTCGATCGCCTCCTCAAGAAACACGCGGAAAGCAAGCCAGCCACCACCGTCCCCGGCGAGCCACCCGCTAACTGAGCGTCCCCACGCACCCCGGCGGCTCGGGGCCGATCAGCAGGTTTCTCCTTGGCCCAGCTGTGAAGCCCCGACCACCGCCGACCTATTCGAGCCGCGACCATGAGCGCCTTCATCGCCACCAACGCCACCGCAACAGCCGACCCGTTCCCCATCATCAACGACGGCTGGTTCCCCGACCTGGACGGCGCCAACCTGCGCGCCGCCCTGCGCCTGGACGGCAGCGTGACCGATGCCCGCCTCGAGGTCGCCACCGTCAACGCCCTGATCGAAGTCAACCGCGAGCTGAGCCTCTACCGCCGCGCCCGCGAGGAAGAGGGCCACGCCAGCCTCGCCGCCGTGCCCGCTTCGCAGCTCCAGGGCGAGAGCTACCTCGTGCACCTCTACCGCCGCGCCATCGCCTGCAGCGCCGGCGCCGAGCTGGCCGAGCGCATGCGCGACTACAGCGCCACCGGCGACGGTGCCGAGCGAGCCGAGGCCCTGACCCCGACCGCCGACGAATACCGCCGCGATGCCCGCTGGGCCATCCGCAACATCCTCGGCATCGCCCACACCACCGTGGAACTCATCTGATGGCCAGCCTGCGCGCCCAGCAGGGCGACACCGTCGACGCCATCTGCTGGCGCCACTACGGGCGCACCGCCGGCGTGGTCGAGCAGGTCCTCGATGCCAACCCAGGCCTGGCCGACCTCGGCCCGGTTATCCCCCACGGCACGCTGATCCAGCTGCCGGAACAGGCCGTGCGCGCCGAGCAACGCCAAATGGTGAACCTATGGGACTGATCTACCTCGCCCTCTACAAGGGCCGCGGCACGCTGTTCAACCGCCTGGTTCGCCTCTGGACGCGCTCCAAGTACAGCCACTGCGAGCTGGTCCTGGCCGATGGCCGCTGGCTGTCCGCCTCGGCCATGGATGGCGGCGTGCGTGCCAAGCGCATCGAGCTGAACCTCGAGCACTGGGACCTGATCCCGCTGCCCTGGGCGGACCAGCGCCAAGTTACCCGCGTCTTTCTTGCCAACGCCGGGCTGGGCTACGACTTCTTCGGCCTGTTCGGCAGCCAGCTGCTGCCGGTCGGCCTGCATAGCCGGCGTCGCTGGTTCTGCAGCGAATTCTGCGCCGCCGCGCTCGGCTTCCCCATGCCGCAACGCTACAGCCCGGCTCAGCTGGGCGAAGTGGTCCAGCACATCAACACCCTCACGCCCAGCGGACAGTGGAATGAAACGCATGCATGACCGTCCCGAAATGGCCTGGCTCGCCACGTGGCTCCAGGAGAATTACCCGATCCTGTATGCAGCAGGCCTGTCGGCTGCCATCGCCGGCTCGCGGTTGATGCTCGGCGGCGGCTCGCTGCGCCGCATCGCCATCGAATCCGTCGTTTGCGGCCTGATCACCCTGGCCGCCAGCAATGGCCTGGCGCTGTTTGGCATCCCGCTGGATGCGGCCCCGTTCTTCGGCGGCATCATCGGCCTGGTCGGCGCCGAAGGCGTCCGGGCCGGCGCCAAGCGCCTATTTGAGCGCAAGGTGGAAAGCGTATGAGCGAACTCCTCACCATCGGCTCGCGCGGCCTCGCCGTGCGCAACCTGCAGGCTGCGCTCACGCTGGCCGGCTTTGCCGTAGCGGTCGACGGCGACTTCGGCGAGCAGACCGAGCGCGCCGTGGCCGCCTACCAGCGCAAGGTCGGCCTGGTGGACGATGGCGTCGCGGGCCCGAAGACGCTGGCGGCGCTCCACGGCTACGACACCTCGCGCTACCTCAAGCGGCAGGACCTCCAGCAGGCCGCCGACCGCCTCGGCGTGCCGCTGGCCAGCGTAATGGCCGTCAATCAGGTGGAAAGCAGGGGAGAGGGCTTCGCCAGCAACGGCCGCCCGGTGATCCTGTTCGAACGGCACGTCATGCACGCCCGACTCCAGACCAATGGCCTGAGCGAGGCCGAGGCTGATGCACTCGCCGCCAAGCATCCCGCCCTGGTCAACCGCCAGCCCGGCGGCTACATCGGCGGCACCGCCGAGCATCAGCGCCTCGCCCAGGCGCAGCAGATCCACGCTGCCGCCGCGCTCGAGTCCGCCAGCTGGGGCCTGTTCCAGATCATGGGCTACCACTGGCAGCGCCTCGGCTACCACGACGCCCAGCACTTCGCCGACACCATGGCGCTGTCCGAAGCCGCCCAGCTCGACGCCTTCGTCACCTTCATCGAAACCGACCCCGCGCTGCACAAGGCGCTCAAGGGTAAGAAGTGGGCCGAGTTCGCCCGCCGCTACAACGGCCCGGCTTACGCCCGCAACCTCTACGACGTGAAGCTCGCCCGGGCCTATGCCCAGTTCGCCGAGCAGCACCAGGAGCGTGCGGCATGACGGCGCTACGCCCCTGGATGCAGAGCATGCTGCTGATCATCACCCTGGCGCTGGCGGTCTGGATCCAGCAGCAGCGCATCGACGCCGCCCAGGCGCAGGCCGATCTCGCCACCGAGCGCCTGGCCACCGCCCAGCAGCGCAACGCCCGCCAGGCCGCCACCATCACCCGCCTAGCCGGCGAGGTCGCCACCCAACGCCTCGACCAGCAGGCCCTGCAACAGACCATCGCCGACCTGCACCAGGCTCACGCAACCGATCAGCTCAAGAAGAAGGAACGCCGCCGTGAAGACCCCACCCATGCGACTTGGGCTGCTCAGCCTCTGCCTGATGCTGCTCGCCGCCTGCACCAACGTCCCGCCATCACCGGAGCCGCAGGTTACCGTCAGTGGCTGTCCGGTCGTGACGCGCTGCACGCTGGACCCGGCAGCGCCGAGCAATAACGGCGAACTCAGCGACGACGGCGACTACCTCATGGCCGCCTGGGGCGAATGTGCCGCCAAGGTGGACATCATCGTCGACCACAACCAGCGCAGCCCCCAGCCATGAACAAGCCCGAATCCCTGCGCGCCCACCTGCTCGCTGCCATCCCTGAGCTGAAACGCAACCCCGACCGTCTGCTGGTGTTCATCGACAACGGCAGCCTGCGCAGCACCGCCGCGCCCGGCCTGTCGTTCGAATACAGCTACACGCTCAACCTGATCCTCACCGACTTCGTCGGCCATCCGGATGCCGTCGCCATCCCGCTGTTCGCCTGGGTGCTGGTCAACCAGCGTGAGCTGATGGAGAACCAGGAGCGGGGCA